GGAAGCGCTAAATGAGGCAGTCGTTCGTCTACTTGAGTTGTATCCGGGTTCACGCTTAGGTTCATATCTGAAGCAAAGCATTGCTAAGATATGGGAGGCTGACACACTCATTCAACACGCTCTTGCTGATGCAGAGGACGACGAGATGTGGAAATCGTTGACTGGAATTCACAAAGCACTTGAGAAGTTAGCATACTATTTTCACGACCAGGTCGAGAGCTTTGCTAAAGCAGACGTTGATGTGGACGTCGATAATGACGCGGAACCTTACACCCGTCGTTCTCCTGCGTCTGGTAGCACAAAACCTAGCGGCAAGAGCGTGCCTAAGGCACCGGTCAGGAACAAGAGATGATCAAGATCTCAAAGTCGCATCTTCGTAAACTCATCATTGAGGGGTTAAACGAGGAAACGACAGCACAAGCTAAGACAGGACAAGCACTTCAGCAGTTCCTTGATCATCTGCAAGGTGCAAAGCAGGCGTTGAGCCTGCTCGTCCAAGCATCAACTGATCACAAGGCTATGGATCAGGGCAAGGCCTTGTTAGACGGCATCAACCGCATCACTAAGGCGATCAACAATATGCCTGAATTGACACGTGATACCTGGCACGGCGCCAGCAAGATGAGATGAACGTCGGTGGCTAAGATGACGAATACGAATAGTTACGAATATCAGGTGACAGGAGACTACCATGGCTGAGACACTCGATGTGACGTCGATGCTTCCGAACAAGTTTGAGCCCAAGCGTAAGAACCGCTGGGTCCTCATGATTGAGGGTATTGATGCCTATATCATCAAGACGTCCGCTCGACCGACGGTGACGACGGAAGAGGTCGAGATGCCCTTCATCAACGCCCGCCGCTACCTTGCTGGGTTGACGAAGTTCAACACTATTGCAGTCACATTGCACGACCCAATCGCACCCTCAGGTGCTCAGCAGGTCATGGAATGGGTTCGATTGCACTTTGAGTCAGTCTCAGGCCGCTCAGGCTATGCTGACTTTTACAAGCGCGACGTGCAGCTCAAGCTGTTGGACCCAGTCGGCACGGTCGTCGAGCTATGGGACATCAAGGGTGCATTCATCACTGAAGCTAACTTCGGAGAGCTAACGTATGAAGACGGCACGCCTGCAGAGATCAGCCTGACACTCAGATTCGATAACGCTGTTTTGCAATTTTGATCGACTACGATTTTATCGAATATACAAGTCATGTGAATAATTACGATTACACATGACTTGTAGAATCAATGCAAAATTCCATGGTCCAATGTTAGAATGTAGAGTATTGGAGTAACAAATCCATGGGTCGATTGTTTTGCAACGGTAAAGTACCTGCACAGGGTGACCTGAAAAAAATCGTGAGGTGCCTTAACAGGGTAACCAACCCTGTCAGGCTTGGAATTATCTCGCTTGATGTCAACGATAGCCTCGCCCGCACGCAAGAGATGCTTGACTTGCTTGAAGAGTCTGGCATTGTTCGCAAGGATCCTGTTGACCCCGCCTTGTATTACCTCGGCAAGGCAGCAGGCGTATACGAATTTCTCATCGACTGAATCATAGAGTCCTGTCGCGTTCCTGCCACAAAAGTGGCTTGTGATCATTGACCAACAGACATTTACGTCTGCTGCGGCGATGATTACTTTTGGTCGTAAGCAAGGAACGCAACATGCCTGATGAACGCGAACAACGCAACCAAGTTTTTACCGGTGCAAACCCTGGAATCCAGACGACGACGGCCGCTAGCCAGGCCAAGTCTGACTTCGGCCTAGAGATTCCTGTCGAGACAGTTCCGCTGCCGTCAGCCGGTAGTGTCTATCCGCCCGGGTCGCCGTTGGCCGGCCGTGAGACTGTCGAGATCAGGTCGATGACAGCTCGTGAAGAGGACATCCTCACCAGCCGCGCGTTCCTGAAGAAGGGAACAGTCATCACTGAGCTGATCAGGTCGTGTCTCACAGATAAAGCAATCAACCCGATTGACATGTTGGCTGGCGATCGCAATGCGCTGATGATCGCTATCCGCATCACAGGCTACGGTCCTGAGTACGATGCAGAGGTCGAGTGCAATGAATGTAATACCAAAGCCTCGCGGTCGTTCGACCTAGGTGAATTGCCGATCAAACGACTGGCTATCGAGCCGGTGCAACCTGGACAAAATCTATTTGAGT